TTTTAACATTTTTAGTAGTTTATTTTGCTCCCGCATATCCAATAATGATTGGAATTGGATTTTTAGTTACAATGGATTTTGCAACCGGCATTTTAGCAGCTAAAAAAAGAGGCGAAGAAATCACATCTAAAAAAATGCGTCCAACAATCATGAAAGGATTTGGATACATGGCCGCAATATTAATTGCATTTGTGATGCAAAATATTTTTTTAACAGATATGGAAGTAATGAAAATAGTTAGCGGATTAGTAGCAATGATTGAATTAAAATCTTTAGATGAAAATTTAACAAGCATAACCGGAAAGAGTATTTTCAAACAATTCTTAAAAGATAAATAATATTTTACCTTTGTTTTAAATCTAAAGCCATGATAAGTAAACACATATCAGAAGAGGAAGCATTTAAAAGCCAAACCGCCATAAGACATGGCATAAAAAATCAAGCAACAGATTCAGAAGTATTAGCCAATATGAAACATGTTGCAGAAAATATTTTTGAGCCAATAAGAAAGCATTTTAATCGACCAATTGGTATTTCATCATTTTATCGTTGCGAATTATTAAATAAGAAAGTCGGCGGTGCTAAAAATTCGCAGCATACAAACGGCGAAGCGATAGATATTGATGCAGATATTTTCGGAGATTTGACAAATAAAATAATTTATGATTTTGTAAAGGATAATCTTGAATTTGACCAATTAATTTGGGAATTCGGAGATAATAACAATCCTGCATGGGTGCATGTATCATTAAAAAGAATTGGAAAAAATAGAAAACAAATCCTTCGCATAAAATGAAACAATCTAAATGGTTAAAATATGTAGAGCCGAATAAAAGCCTTTACAAAAATTTAAAAGAAAACAAAACTCATTTTGCTCATGCAATCATTGATGCGTATCCCGAATTAAAAAAAAGTGATTTTGGCGGATTACATTGGTTTTTGAAGCAATATTTTAGCGGAAATGGATTTGAAATAGAAGAGCCAATAAAAAAAGAAATAAATATTGAGGAATCCATTCAAGAAGATAGAAAATTTCGAGCATTAAATTCAAAATTAAAAGACATTGCAAAAAAGAATATTTATTTGCTTGAAAAATTAACAGAGCAAGAAAAATTATACGATGATTTATTAAGCATAAAAGAGCCAATTGATATTTTTGAAATTCAAATTGCAAAAGAAAGCAAAATTAATAGAGCAATCCCAATTATTAGTTTATCGGATTGGCATTTAGAGGAAAATGTTTATGCAGGTCAAGTAAGCGGATTCAATGAATATAATTTAAAAGTAGCAGAGCGAAGAGCATTTACAATTTTTCAAAATATTTTAAAGTGTATTAAAAAGGAAAGTAAAGATGTATTGATTGATGACTGCATTATTTGGTTAGGAGGTGATTTTATTTCCGGCTACATTCATGATGAATTAATTGAAAGTAATAATTTATCGCCAATTGAAGCAACAAGATTTGCAAAGCGATTATTAATTAGCGGTATTGAATTTATATTAAAACATTCTAAATTAAATTTAATTTTTCCTTGTTCAGTAGGTAATCATGGCCGAACAACAAAGAAAATGATGGCATCAACCGGATATAAAAATAATTATGAATTTGGAATGTACTGCGATTTGCAGGATTATTTTAAAAAAGAAAAAAGAATTAAATTTCATATACCAATTTCAGATGATTGTTACATTGAAGCATTCGGCAAGACATTACGATTCTTTCATGGAGATGCTTTAAAATACGGAGGCGGTATTGGAGGATTATCTGTTCCATTAATTAAATACTTACATAGAAAGGATGAACAAAGAAAAGCAGATTTTAATTTTCTTGGTCATTTTCATCAATTATTATATCCAACGCATGCGAGCTGCGTTAATGGTAGTTTAATTGGATTAAGTGCATACGGATATAAAATTGGATTTAAGCCCGAAAGACCTGCACAAGCATTTACTTTATTAGATGAAAAAAGAGGATTTACAATAAAGATACCAATTTTTGCAGATGAAAAATAAATCAGAAGAGCCGGAAGATTTAAATATTGAAGACATTGATGAAATGTCAGATGAGGATATTTATAAAGAATTATATTTCCTAAAAGAATTTTTATGGGAAGTAGAAGAAAATACCTTGCTTTATTTTCCTAATAAGAAAGTAGAATGGCAAACAGAATTAATAAAATTAATTGACCAAAGATTAAAATGGTTAAATTTTGAAGATGATGAGTAAAGAAGAGGAATTAATAGCATTAGAAAAAGAAATTGAGCAATTACAAGAAATATTAAACAATAAAAAAAAGAAATTAGATGAAATTAAAAATAGCAGTAGTAGTAATTCTTATTTTTTTAGTTGGATGCAAAACGAAAGAGATAAGGGTAGAAAACACTTTTAAAACAGATAGCACAAATCATATTGAGATAAAAAAAGAAATTGAAATTTTAACTTTACAAACTGATACGGGATTAATTGTCGAGGAGCAAACAATTGATTATCAAATTACAACAGATAGTGCAGGTACCAAATCAAGTATTCCGATTAAAATGGTAAAAAAGAAATGGCATAAATACAACCATCAAATAAAAGCCGCAGAGCGAAAACAAATCAAATCTGAACAAAGGGTTAATATTAAAAAAGAAATCAAAGCAGAGAGCGTAGAAAAGTCTTCATTTCAATTTAAATGGTTTGTTATTCTCTTTATAATTTCCCTGCTTATTTTATTTATGATATTTCTTTATTTAAAATAATTGCTACTTTTGTATACTTCATAGTGTTTTATAGTTAAATAGGCATTTTAGGGGGGCATTTTGCTCCCCTTTTGCTTTTATATCATTTTTTTTTTCAATTATTTTCTCGCTTTTTGCCTATTTAAAGCGAGTTTTTGATAAAAAATAAAAAAAAGTTTTGTTTTTTAATTTATGTCTGTATATTTGAATATGCAATAGGGCATAAAAAACTAAAAACAAAACAAAATGAATTCAGTAAACATGATTGACAAAGCAAATCAAATTATCAAAAATGCTAATTTTACTAAATTAAAAAATGTTACAAAAGTAACAAATCCATGTTTTTTAATTGCAGTAATTAAAGACGGACAAGCAATTTATGGACAGCACAATTCGCAAAAATATTTTGTATCTATTGACAATGTTATTTATCAATTAGCAAAATAAAAAAACCAAAGGGGCGCAGCATCCATAACTGCAAAAAAACAAAAACAAAACATTATGAACACAGAAAAAGCATCAGAAAATTTAAAATCTTTAATTTTCGAGATTAAACACATTGAAGGAAAAGTTGAACAATTAAAAAGCAGATTGTATGAAAATTATTTGCACAATTTTGCTTGGGCAGCTGAAGATTTATTCAGACAATCTTTTTTTCTAAATGAATTAAATAAAAAATATAATTATTTAATTGATGAAGAAATTCAAGATACTGAATTGGAAAAAATAAATGACATCATTAGCGGTTATCAAGACATTTTAGATATGTCTTATAATGTTCGCAATAATAGTAGCGGAGTTTTGCATCGTGAAGTTTCAACATGGCAATACCAAGAAGTTTTAGATTTAAAAAAATATTTTCAAAAATTATTAAATAAATAATCATATTTTAAAACCTCAAAATAAAAAAGAAATGAAGACAAAAATCAATTATCAAAAAATTTGGAATTCAAACGATTGCGTAAATAAATCATTCTTTGCGCAGATTGAATTAAAATTATCCATTCAAGAAGCAGAAAAAATCGCAGCATTAAAATGGAATCAATTAAATTTAATCAATCAAATCCAAATCAAAGAATGGTTAAATAAATAATTAATCATGCGCCGGTATAATGCCGGCGCATATTTTCAAACCCTTTAGACAAAATAAACATGTTAGTACAAGCAGAAAAAATTAAAAATCTTTTATCAATCAATTTAGATTTAGATAAATTTTACGCAATCAGAATTTACGAAAATACAATTCAATTGCAAGGTGAAGCAAAAAAATTAACAATTACTGAATGCGAAGCAGCAGGATTTGTATTCACTTACGAATATCATTATTTAGAAGCCAAAAAAGATGGCGTTGAAATTACATTATCATTTATCCTTTAAAAAAAAAATCATGAACAAGCTAAAACAAAAAAACGATTACATTGACAATGAAACAATTGTCAGTTTATTTATTCTTATCATATTGTCATTTACAACTATGATTGCATTATTCTTATTAAGAAATTTTTAATCATGAAAAAGTACCAACAAAATTTAAGAATAGAGGGTAACAAGGTTATCTCTTATGTCACACTCGTAGGAATAATAGAAGATAATAAATTGCTTCAATTAGGATATTGGTCAAAGACAACACAAAGGCACATTAATTATGTGGCTAAAGAATATGGTTTAACAATTATAAAAAACTATTAATCATGGAAGTATTATTAATTGACTTAAAGCGAATGGCTCAAAAGTTTCTATCAGATGATAGATTAAATGAGTTAGAGGTCTATCAAGTTTTATCAACTGACAATGGATTAAAATACATGTCTAATATTGATATTGCAGGATTAGAATTTAATGTATTGATTTCATATTCGGATGTAGTTAGATATATTGAAAAAAATTATCCTACAAGAAAAGCAAAATTTTGGGGAGAAGAGTATTCTTGCATTATAGAAAATGATGATGAGGGAGAAGAAATTTATTGCATTCCGATAGATACATATTTTGAAGAAAATTCTTTATTAATTGTAAAAGATTTATTAACTTTAATATTAAAATAAAATGAAAAGATTAAAATTTAATTTAGCAGGTCAATGTCATACAACAATCAATGGTATTGAATATAGCATCGTGCAAGTTGGTCATGATATTTTTTCTTTTGTGAATCATATCACAAGAGAAACCGAAATTCATCCAACACTAATGCACGCAATGGCGGCAGTACGCGCAATAAATGAATTGCAATTACCAAAGGCTGCGCAGTATAAAAAAACGCAATCGCATAAGATTGCAAAATTAGCAATTGATGATACCTTAATCATAAGCGAAGATGAAATTTACAAGGTTAGACCATTGATTTCTTATTACAAAAAAACTTACAATAAATTATTTACGATTGAAACCATAATTAAAGATGGAATTAAATCTTATGAGATAACACGATGCAGATAGAAATAAAATATAA